GGGCGCGGGCGATGTTGCGTCGGTCTGGTTCTGAGGGTCAGCCATGTTTCACCTCTAGGCTTGGCCGGCGACGGCCGTATCGGGGCCGAGCGCCTGGCGGAGTGCGGGCAGCGCCTTGGCCGCGGTTGCGGCCGTGGCGACGCCCTGATGGATCTGGTCGGTCTGGGCCTGCGCGGCCGCCTGTTGCTGGCGCTGATCGCGCGAGACCTTGATCGCGTCGACATCGCGCAGCAGGTCCTTCGGAAAGCCGCGCAGATCGGCGAGACGACGAAACGAGGCGTCGACATCGATGTTGTCGAGCACGTCGGGCTTCAGCTGCTGCGCCTGCGCACCGGCGGCGAAGGTCTGCTCGATCGCCAACGCCTCCTCCGCGCGCTGCGCCTTGGCGATCGGCGAGACGTAGACGATCTTCAATTTCTGCCCGTGCAGTGCCGCCGGCGGCGGATCGAACGCGCCGGCGCGCAGCATGATCTGGAACACGCGCTGGATCAGCGGACCCAGCAGCTCGCTCTCGAGGCGGCCGAGAACGGGGCCGAGGATGCGGCGCACTTCGATCGCCAGGAGATTGGCCTGCGTGGCCGTCATCTCCGGATTGCGCATCATGGCGTTCAGCAGGTTGTAGTACATCGCCGCTTCGATGCGCTCGCGCGTCGACTTCATGATCTCCTCGCCGAGATCCGGGCGGCCGCCGGTCAGCATCGGACGGATCGGCGCTTCCTGCCCTGTCAGCATGTCGGCGCGCACGACGTTGAGGGCAGACGGTGCCGTACGCACCGGCCCCATCACGCCGTCGTCGGGCACCAGCAGCGGCGGATCCACGACCTTTTCGGCGCTGCGGATCGTCGTGCGCATCATCCGCTGAAGCATCTTCACGTCGGCCAGCGCCTTCATGCCGGGTCCGCGCCCGTAGACCTCGCCGGCGCGCTTGGTCCAGCGCGGCGTCATGAACGGCATCTCGTCGTAGCCGCTTTCCTCGACCGTGCATTTGCATTCGATCGAGATGTGGAAGCTCGCGATGGGCTTGTTCTTGCGATCGCGCTTCGTCGCGTCGAAGTCCGCGCGCGGGAAGACCGCGTGCAGGAATTCGAATTCCTTCTCGGCGTCGTCCGGCTTCTTTGCCGCCTCGCGGATTTCCTCCGGGCAGCCGTCCTTGAAGCGCTGGGCCGCTTGGCGGGCGGTCAGCTTGTACCGGCGGAAAACCGTGTCGATGCGTCCCTGCGCGTCTTCGGCGAGGTAGATCTCGCGCAGCGGCCGCGCGGAGAACAGGATCCCGCGACCAGGCTCGTCGGCGACGTAGAGGCACGCCGTGCCGAAGGCGACCAGGTCGAGATAGGTTTCGTGGATCTGCGACGCGAAATTTCCGGCCACGGAATTGAACGGGCCATACATGCGATCGGTCGCGTGCTCGAGCCAGCGGCCGGCCTCGTCGGTCTCGTTGATCTTGGGATCTTCGGCCTCGATCGCAAACCAGCGCGCGCTGGGCGACGTCATCGAACCGTTCAGCGCCGAGGCGAGCTGCTCGGACGCGATCTCGCCCGTATTGTCGAAAACATCCTGGTGCACCTTGGCACCCGGCGGCTGCGAGCCGATGAAGGGGGCCGCCGATGCGGCCAGCACGCGCCGGATCTCCTCCCAATGCTGGGCGAAGATGCCGCGATTGGCGTGCATCTTGTCGGCCCGCTGGATGAGTTCGACCGGATCCATGCGCGTATCACGGCTCCGCGAAATAGGCGCCCTCATCGACCTTCGGCTTCGGTGTGGCCGAGAGGGTCGCGAAGACTTCGAGCTGATCCGCCGCATCGACCGCGGCGCGGTCGCGCACGCGCAGCGTGAAGTTGGGCTGGATGAACTGGCGCGGCACGTAGGTGAACGCGACGCCGGCCGCGTCGAACGAGGTGTCGCGCTGTCCGGCCGCGAAGCTCCAGATCCCGATGCCCGTGTTGCTCGCCGCGATGTTTACGTTGACCTCGGAGCGGTCGATGATGTTGCTCGAACCGTCGAGGATCTCGGCGGTCAGGCGGCGATTGCCGACCGTGGCCGAAGCCACGAGGCGCGCCTGCAGATGCACCAGACGCCACCATTCGGGCGACAGCGAATTCGCGACAAGGTTCTGCAGCGTCCACGAATTGCCGGCAGCGAGAGCGCGGGACTGGTAGCTGAGCGACATCGGTCAGGCTCCGAGTAAGGTTGCTTTGCCGAGCGGGGCTTCGGACGTGTCGCCCTGGCCGCCCGTCAGCAGCGTCGCCGCACGGCCCCGGGCCTTGTTGGCGACGTCGAGCTGCTTTTTGCGCGCGTCTTCGATCGCCGGATCTTCGACCGTCGGCGGCGGCGGCGGCGGGGGCGGCGGATTAGGTGCCGACGGGCTAAAGAGACCACCCATGTCCAAAGTCCTCGGATAACTTAGCGGGCTATCGGCAATGCTCGTCGCCCGGCTCGTGACCGCACAAGCGCCGCGATGTTCGGAAACCCCGGAAAGATGTTCGGAAACCCCATGACCCATGCCCTCGGCGCCGCGAAGCGCCTCCCACAGCGTGGTGCGCCCGATCCCGAACAGCTTCATCACGTCCTTGCGCGAGACGCCGGCGGCGATCGCACGCCGCACGGCGGGCACGACCGAGGGGCTGAGCTTGCGGGGGCGCGCCATGCGTCAGTCCTCGATCGCCTGCGCCTGCCGCCCGGCGCCGATCCCCTCGGCGTCGGGTGCCGCGGCGTAGCGCAGCATCATCAGCGCGTACCGGCTGGCGCTGATCGTGTCGTCGCCGAGCTTGACGAGCTTGCCGTCCTTGCGGTGGTAGGTCCGGTATTCCTCGAGCCAGTCGCCGCAGCTGGCGAACACCTTCCAGCGGCCGGTCTCCATGCGCTGCAGCATCGACAGCAGACCAGGCTCGACGTGGTTCGACCCGTCGGGGAACGTCGCGCGCACGGCAAGCATCTTCAGCCCGTGCTTGCGGTACTGGCCGGCGAGCTGCTCGCCCGATCCCTTGTCAGTCTGCAGCCCGTCGTGCGGCCAGGCCCACCGCAGGTTCGCGCCCCAGACCTTCAACGTCGCGGCGTGCACGAGTGGCGTGGCTTCGCGCACGCGATAGCACCGCACCAGGTACACGACGTCGCCCGACGGCTCGTAGGCCAGCTCGACCGCACCGAACGGGTGATCCCAGCCGAAGTCGAGGCCGCCGATGCGCGGCCAGTGGCCGGGCACAGGGAAGTCCTGGACGACAAGCCGGTCCTCGGGCACCGGGAACACCGCACCGCTGCCCAGCATCGGCGTGCCCTCGCCGCGCGCGGCCCGCTCGTGCGCCGGCCAGCCGGCCATGATCTGCGCGACCTGCTCGGGCGTGTAGTGCTCGGCCTCGCGCAGCGCCATCTTGACCAGGGCGCTGTCGGGATCCGGCGTCAGGAAAAACCCGGCAGCGACCTGCGACATGCCCAGGAGCGGCGTGAAGGTCAGGAACACCGGGCCGAGGCCGACGTTCGTGCGCGTCACGCCCTCGCTGTACACGTCCGGCGGCGGCTCTTCGTCGAACCACACGCCGTCGACCGTCTGCGCCTGCCATGCGACGCGGCCCTGGTTGTAGGCCTTGAACAGCAGGCGCGAGATCCGCCCGGTCGGCACGTGGCGCACCTGGACGCTGTCGAGCAGGTTGGCCGTCCCGCGGGCCGCCGTCGCCTCGAGCAGGCAGTCGCGCGGGATCATGGACCTTCGCGCACAAGCTCGCCGGACACGCCGCCCGCGATCCACGTCACCGGCCGATCGAAGCGGCGGCCGGCCCACCAGGACGGGTAGATCCCCGTCAGGTGCATCGCCGTCTCGGCCGCGCCGGACGTGGTCTTGCCCACCTGGTTGCCGGCGCTGAACAGCCGCTTGCGATAGCGCGCACCCAGCTCGTGGAATTCGCGCTGCTTGGCGTAGGGGCGATACGCTGCCAGCCTGTTCAGCCGGCGCGCCTCGGCCAGCGCCTTCAGCCGATCGCGCAGCTCGAGGAGCTGCTCGGCGCGATCGCCGGCGGCCGGTCCGGCTGATCCCCGATCAGCTGCCTGAGTTTCGGAAGCTGCTGCAATTGCAGGATTTTCCGGAAACGACAGACTTTGCGATGGCAGACTTTCGCCGGGCGCGCTTTCCGAAGTCATTGTTTTTCCTCGGTTTTGCTTTCGATCGCCGAAAGGTCGATCGTGACGCCGAGCTGCTCGGCCAGCACGCGCACTTCGCGCGCCAGTTCGCTCTCGCTGCCGACCGTCGCGTCTTCGACCAGGTGCCGCGCATCGATCATCGTCGGCAGCTTCTGCGCGACGTACGGCGCCAGCTCGCGCATCGCCGTCAGCTGCAGCTGGAACGCTTCGAGCTTCGAGCAGCTGAGCTCGGCCGCGAGCACGTCGACCGGCCGCGAATAGACTTCCGCAAGGCCTTCGAGCGGATGCCGGTACTTCGAAAGCAGATACCGCGCGAAGGCGACGGTGCGCTTGTTCGGCGAACCCGGCGGCCGGCCGCCCCCCCGGCCCGAAGGCTGATACTTCGCGTGTTCAGCACGCGCCGCTTCGGTCGGGATCAGCGGCAGCTGCTCGGCCGGCACGACGGCCGGCGCGCTCTCGGCCTGCGCCAGGGCGCGCTCGACGGCCGACTTCGAGATCCCGCCGCTCATGGCCGGCCTCGATCGCCAGGGCGATCGCCGAGCTGGCGGCCGGCGACGTGCGCAAGGGGGTAAAGACCCCCTATTTTACTCGGACCTAACGGAGTGTTAGGCGGTGTTAGGTTTAGTGTTAGGTTTTCAACCCATTGAATATGAATATAAATATCTTGGTTTTTAGAGAAACCTAACACCCTAACACCCGTCCCCTCGCGTGACGCGCGCGCGGGCGCGCGCGCGCGCGCGCGCCTGTGCGCGTATCCCCCTGTTAGGTCCGTTAGTCTGTTAGTCGATTGATTTTCCATGGCAATTTCCTAACACCTACCTAACACCCCGTTAGGCCACGGCCGGCATTCGGCACTGACTGCATTCCCATTCGCCTAGGAACGCACACAACCAACGCGCGAAACCCATGTTTGCCCATCTTGGGCTGGGGGAACGGGAACGGGTGCGGCCGAAAAAGCGGGCGGCGGGGCGCGGGGCCGGGTGCGTCATGGTGCTCCTGGAGGTCTAGAGGGACGACGGGTCGACGGCTTCGCCGTCGGCCGTCGACGCTTTCGTGCGATCGAGCTGGGGCTCGATCGCGGCGGTCACGGGGATGAGCGATGCGCGCGACGAGAGCCCGAACCACAGCGTCTTGTTCGACGGCAGCGCGCCGCGGATGCGCATCAAAGCCTGTGCCCACACGCTTTCATCGGCGCCCGAGGGCGTGTTCCAACCCGTGCCGCGATAGATCTGCGAGAGCATCGGGTGCGAGTTGGCGATCGCGATGTAGCTCCATCCGTCGACCGGCACGTGGCGCTCGTTCTTGAACTCGAGATCCTGCAGCAGCACGCCGTGCCGGCGCAGCGTGTCGCGGCAGAACTTCGCCGCGCGCACGTCGTCCTCGGCCTCGATCTGCATCAAGGTCGACTGATCCTTGCGGTGGATTTCCAGCAACTTTTCGATGCATTGCGCCACGGTCCAGACTTCGCCGGGCCGGGGACCGGCGCACACCTGGGCCAGGAGCGGCTGCAGCACCGAAAGCTCCTGGGCGGCGCGCTGCGCCTCGTTCTGCAGATGCACGAGGCCGAGCTTCATCACCAGCTCGCGCGCCGTCTCGCCCTCGGGCGGGTGGTCGTAGAGCGCCAGATCCGCGCAGGCGAGCAGCGCGCCGAACTGGTCCTGGCCGCGGGCGTTGAAGCCCTCGTCGCCCAGCGCGGCCCGATAGAACTCGACCGTCTCGTCGAGCCGGTACCACTGGTCGACCAGGCGCTGGCGCAGGGCGCGGCCGAGAACCTCGATCGCGCGCGGATCCAGATCCGGCACCCGGTCCTCGGACTTGAACGGCAACAGCTCGAGGATCGCCAGGCGCGAGCGGTCCTGCACCAGCAGCGGCGGGATCAGGATCGACGAGAACAGGAAGCACGAGCGGATGACGAACGACACCGCCTCGTGGTCCGCGCCGCCGCGCATCATCTTGCCGCCCGACGCGGCCAGCCGCGCGAGCTTGATGACCGACTGCACCTTCGTGTTGTCGGCGTCGGCCTCGAGCTCGTCGATCGCGATCGGCAGCGTACGGTGGCCGAGCAGCTGGTAGACGCCGGCCGCCGTGGTATCGGCGCAGTCGATCAGGCCGCCTTCCCCGAACAGCGCGTCGATCAGGCCCTGCAGCGTCGACTTGCCTGTCCCCGCACCGCCGGTCACCCAGGCCATCGGCCGCCACTTGAGCGCGCCGCCGATCATCGCCGCGCAGACCCAGCCGAGCAGCAGCATCGCGTCGATCTCGCCCCGCTTCCACCGCCAGGTGCGGAACAGCTTCAGCATCTCCTCGCCGGGCTTGCGTAGATTGAAGCGCCGGCCAACCGGCCCCTTCAGCTCGTCGGGGCGCACGATCGGCCGCGGCTGCGGCGCCGAGCCCGGATAGACGAAGCGCCCATGCCGGCCGGGATCCATCCAGCGGCCGCGCCGGGCCGCTTCCAGGAACGACGTACGCGCATCGCCCGTGTAGTCGTCGGCCTCGATCGCCGCGCGGTCGAGATCCTCGCGCGTCGGCCCGGCCCAGACCTTGTCGCCGCAATTGAGGATCAGCTCGCCGTCGACGCCGCGCCAGGCGCCAGCGCCGCGCACGCGCTCGTGCGGGTCGAACACGCCGCAGCGGGCGGCCGCGGCCATCAGCTGCTCGGCCGCCAGCTCGGGCTTCCACGAGCCGGTCGGGAAACCGTCCTTGTCGATGCGCGGCCACAGCCGATGCACCAGGTGCGTCTCGGTGCCGAACAGCGCCATCATCGGCAGGCGGCCGTGCTCCTTGGCCGCAAGCGACACGAGCTGGCACGAAGCGTCGAGGTAATAGCGCATCAGCCCGTCGATCCCCAGCGGGGTGACGGGGCAGCCCTCGGGCAGGCCCGTGTCCTTGTCGATCGGCACCGGGCGCCAGGGCTTGCGCGGCTCGGGCTTCGCCGGGGCGTCGCCGTCGGCGGCTGCCGGCTTCTTGGCCGCGTTCTTCTTGGCCCGGCGGTTGCCGGCGATCGGCACGACCTTGCCGTCCGCGGCGTCGGGTGCGGGAGGATGCACGGGCTGCGCGCTGTCCAGCACGCCCCGCACGGCATCGACGTTCGAGGCCGGCGGGTTGTTGTCGTCTTCCTGCGTCACTTGCCCGTCTCTCCACTATCGTCGACCACGCTGTGCGCCGCCGACGTGGTGCCGGTCGGCAGCGCCCCGGCATGACGCCGGCGCACTTCGTCCATCCTCGCTTCGATCAGCTTCCAGTCGGCCTCGAGCAGGCGCTCGATCCGATGCGCCACGTCGGAGCCCGACAGCGCGCCCGCGCGCGCTTCGCGCGCCAGGCGATAGAGCGCGTGGCGCGTGCGGCCGTGGACGGCTTCCGAGATTTCCATCACGCGGCCCCGATCAGCCGGAAAGCGGGCTGCCTAAGCTTCTCGCGGTGCCGGTTTGCGACCTCGAGCAGCGTGTCGGTGTTCACCTTGCGCCGGCCGTCCAGCACGAACTGGCCGGCGGCGACCTGCTGCACCGTGAAGTCGCGCCGCTGCAGGAACGTCATCACGACCTTGATCGACACCGGCTCGCTGTCGTCGAACTGCGCGGCGGGAATATGCGCCGTGACCGGCTTCGCGCGGGGCTCGGCGGTCAGATGATCGGTGCGCGCAGGCTCGACGCGCGCAGGCTCGACGCGCGCCGGGGGCGGCGATGGCTTCGCGGCCGCCGGCGGTGGAGTGGCCGCCGGCGGTGGAGTGGCCGCCGGCGGCCGCGCGGGCGCTTCGACTGCACAGGCAGCTGCAGGCGCGCCACTCGCCGGCGTGGTGTCGTGCCCGCGCCGGCGAACCCTGAATTCTCTTTTTGGCAGACCGAACCGCATGCGCGCGTTGTCGATCGCCGTGCGCGAACGCCCGAGCTTTGCTGCCAGATCGTCGAGCGAGACCGAACGATCAGCCCAGCCTTCGCGCAGCGCCGCGCGATCCGCTTCCGTCCAGGCATCCTTGTTCACGCGTTTGACCGCACGCCCGAGCTTGCTGCGCCGCGGCAGCTTCAGCACCTGGCTCGCGTGCTGCAGCATCGCACCATAGGAATGCGCCGGCGGCGGCAACGCGGCGTGGATCTCCTGCGTCGAGAATTTCGGATCGACCCACATCTCGCGCAGGATTTTCTGCTGCTCGGGCGTCCACGTGCCGATGCGCACCGCACGCGTCTGCAGCCCCAGCGCGCGCACGATATCCTCGGGCGACAACGCGTGCTGCTGCACGAGGTCCAGCATGCGGTCCACGAGCGGCCGCAGGATCTGCTCTTCGAGGAACGTGCGGAGATCCGACATCTATGCGCCCTCCTCCCGAAACGCCCGGTCGATCTCGTCCATGGCCGCGCACGCGAACGCGGCAAGCGAGCCGGGCTTGAAACGCTTCTGCAGATCCTCGATCGCGTAGCCGTGCTGCAGCAGCAGCGAGAGCAGCTCGGCCACGTCGTGCGCCGCGAGGTTCAGCGCCGTGCCGGTCTTGCCGGCGACCAGGAACACCTCGAGCGGCAGCCAGTGGCCGTCGACCCAGCCGAACCCGACATCGACATAGACCGTGCCGGCGGCCTCCCAGCGCAGCTTGGCGCGCCGGTTCTGCCGGCGGTCCGGCAGCTGCACGCGGCGCGCCGTGCACGTCGTCTTCGGGCGTGGCGTCACTCGAGCACCGGTCCGACGATCAGGCGCACGATCCCCGTCCACAGGATGCTGCTGACGACGTTGCCGATCGCCACGCCGGCGGCGACCACGAGCCCGGCCTTGAGATAATCCATCACGCGGCACCTCCCAGCTGCAGAAGATCGTTGACGTCCTTCACGCCCGCCGGCGGCCGCGCGATGCGCACCTGCCGGCCGTGCTTGATGTGGAACGCGATCGCGCGATCGAGCGCGTCGATCGCCGCCTTCTTCGTGTCGTTCTGCGCCACGATGCGCACGCGCGCGATCTGCGGCGGCAGCCACAGGGCGGCCATGTTCGACAGCGAGACGGCGACGAGGATGTATTCGGACTGATCGGCCATCGCGACCGACAGCCCGTCCTCGATCCCTTCGGTCAGCGTCACGCCGGCGTCGGCCGGCGCGTCGGCCAGGCTCGGGCCGCGGCGCGGCTTGCCCTCGGCGTCGCGCAGCAGCGGCTTGAACAGGCGGATGCAGCCGCCGACATAACGGCCCAGCGTCATCTTCGCGTCGTCGAGCGGCGCCTTGCCGACCGTCACGACGCCGTCGTCGTCGACGTTCGGCTGCAGCCAGGTGCGGTGCGTCGCCACGTGCTGGCCCTTCTCGTCGACGATCGCCGCCAGCAGGCACGGGAACGTGCCGGCCTTGACCCACTTGTCGCTGCCGGCCTGCGGCTGCCAGGCATCGAGCGCGCGCGCGAAACGCAGCGCGCGCGGATAGCGCCCGATCCGTCCGAAGTCGACGCCGCGCCCGTGCAGATAGAGCTCGGCGAGCGTGCCCTTGATCGTGTCCTGGGCGGACAGCCACAGGCGCTGCGCCGACGCGCGCTTGCGCGCGAACTCCTGGTCGGCCGAGGCCTCGCTCGCCCGCGCCTTTTCGGCCGCCTGGCGCCGCGCGATCGCCATGCGCGCGGGATCCTCGTTCGTGTAGCCGAGCCAAGCCTTCGCCCACTTGATGGCGGCCGTCTTGTCGTTGCGGAACTGGACGGCGGCGACCAGGTCGAGCGCGTCGCCGCGTTCGCCCGTCGCGAAGTCCGACCACACGCCCTCGCGCGGGCTGCGCAGATGCACCTTGCACGACCGGCCGGGCTCGCCGGCGAGCGACCCGCACACCCATTCCGCGCCCTCGCGCCGGCCGCCGGGCAGCAGCTGCGCGACGAGCTGGTCGATGCGCGCGTTCAGGCCGGCGACGATCTCGCTGATCGACACGGCATGGGGCGGGCGCGGGGTCATGCGGCGCGCACCCGCCGCTTGCGGCGATCTCGCCGACCGGCCGCATCGCGGATCTGCTTGGCGAGCTGGGGCTGAAAGGGCGCGACGAGTGTGGCGTAGCGCAGGCCGATTGCCCGCGACATCACGATCGGCTGCGCCGGCGCGCGATGATCGAGCCGGCGCAGCGTCACGCCAAAGATGTCGGCCCACACCTCGAAAGGGATGGGAGCGGGCAACGGCCGCTGCATCGATCAGGCGG